AAGTTACTTGCGTTATCTTGGCACAAAGAATGCTGTAAATCGTGCAAGTGACTATCACTATCTCTGTCTTGCTGTAACCGACTCAACAGCGCCTGTAAATGGCATTGACTATATTCACCCAAGTGTAAAGCCAGTTGTAGATTACGCAACAGCAGTAGTTGCTAAAGGTCTAATGCCCAATGGTGAAATCAACTTTGAGTTTGTAGCAGATACAGAAGAAGATGAAATAGCAGCCAGACAAGCAACTGATATGGTCAGTAAGGTTGTCAATCAAATGAATGATCCACACTTTATATTAGAACGTTGGATTATGGATGCTATGATGCACAAAAATGGTATGATGATGATTAAGCCCATACGTGAGCCTATCGTTCGTTATATTGATACACAAGGCACAAATGACCAACTAAAAGCATTTGAGCAACAAGCAGGTGAAAGTGGATTAACAGCATTGCGTCAAAGTAAGCGTAAGATTAGTGTTGAAATGGAAAAAGTTATTGCTGAAGTTCAACAACTACTTGGCGAACAACAAGGTGAGTTAGCAAAAACTATGGTAGAAAGTCGTATGAATAGTATGATGGAAATGCCAGAAGATATGGATCCAGAAATGATGGCAATGGAACAAGCAGAGATACAAGCTGGATCTGCCGAAAGCCAAGAAGAAATACTTAACAGTGCTATCAATCGCAATACAATCTATAGTGCAAAATATAAACTAACTGGTTATAATATCAATGTTAGATTTCACCCTATTGCCCAACACTATTGGATATGTGATCCTACAGTTCCTGAGATGAGAAATCAACCATTTTGTGGTTACTACGATCCAATGAGTATCCAAGAAGCATTAGATTTATATCCAAGCATCAACTTAGAAGAATTTAGAACTCACGCAGAATACAATATGAATGGTGCATACCAAGCAGGTAGTGTATTAAACAATCTTGCTATTCACGCACGTGATAGTGTCCCAGTTATGGGTATTCCTGTAAGTAGTGCAAGTAGTGCAGACCCAGATAGTCGTCAAGTAACAGTTGTTACTGTATGGAACAAATATGATATTGATGGTGATGGTGAGTTAGAACTTGTAGAAATTATCTATAGTGGTTCATACATTATCAGCGCAAAAGAAGTAGAATTTATTCCTGTTGCTAATATGTGTCCTAAGCCATTACCAGGCAACTTCTATGGTATGAGTGTCGCTGAATCAGTGATACCTATGCAAGAATACAATACATCAGCCGCACGTGCAGAAATACAACTTGGGCTATTAACAGCAACTCCTCGTATTGGTGTTAAGCCAGACAGATTAGATTTTGAGATGTTACAAGATGGTGAAAGTGCTATCTTTATATTAGACAGCAAGTTTGATCCAACAAAAGATATCTACCAATTGCCTCCCCCAAGCGGAAACTTACAATTCTTGGAAGTTGCGATGAATCGTATTCAGCAAGACACAATGGCTATGGTTGGTATGACTACACCAAGTGATGTGTTCAATCCAGAAGTAATGGCTCCGGGCAACAGTGGTATCAAACTACAGTTAGCATTGACGCCTAATCAAATCATACAAGACAACACAGTTCGTAATAGTGCTGAGGGTCTAAAAGAAGCGATTTGGTTGATATGGAGAACATTAATTCAATATGGTGATGATTATGGTGTTAAGAAACTTGCTCAAAATTTCCACCCTGACAAACAACCTATATACTTAGATTATGTGTCTTGGGACGATATGAACTTCTGTGACAGAAAACAGATTCGTATGGAACTAAGTTTGGGTATGATGAGCGAAGAAAATGCATTGGGCAGATTACAAATCATACAGAAGTGCCAACAAGATTTATACACTACAACTACAAGTATGGTTCAATCAGGCACATTGACTAAAGAAATATATCAAAAGGTCAAGAAGCCATTCGCTGATACATTGTATGTTTTAGGCGTAAAAGATTGTGATAGTTATCTACCAAGTGACGAAGAAGTAGAACAGATGATTAAGCAAGGTGCTGAAGCAATGAAGAACCGTGAGCCTTCTCCAGAAGATAAGAAGCGTTTAAGTAGTGCTAACCTTGACGATGTAAAAGCAAGACAAATACAAATGGAAGTTGCTGGAGAAGATGCTGAAACTCAACTTGATTTTATGAGTATGGCAGCAGGAGATCCAAAAGTTTATTCGTAATATAAATGTATAAATAGAATATAACATTGGAATAGAAATGATAGACGACAAAGCAATAGAATTTTACAACAACAGATTAACAGTTGATTTAAGTAATATAAACAAACTAACTCCAGCACAACAGGACAGAGTTAGACATTACGGAAGTCAAGCAGAAGCATTATTAAAGAATAAAGATTTAGCAATGTTTGTGCATCATTTTAAGTTTGAGTGTGCTGACACATTATCAAGTATAAGAGGTCATACACCCGAAGATAATATGCAACGAGTATCGTTATGTAACGAACTCGCTGGAATAGACAGTTTCATTACTTCTTTGAAAAAAGCAGTATATTTGAAAAATAAGCTCGGTAACACGTTAGTGCCCGAAGATAAAACATAAGGAAACATAAATGGAAACAACGACAAGTCCTAACACCGATAGTGGTGCGGTCACAGGTCAAAGTGCAGTAAGTGATGGATCAATAGCCCAGAAGATGGCCGCAATGTTAGATTTGCGTAACCAAACAAGGACTACAACACAACCTGCAACAGGTCAAGATGAATCGGCAGATACTTCAAGCCCTGTGGCACCCAGCGAAAATGCTGAAGCCGAAGTTGGTGATACCAATGATGATAGTAATGTTAGCGACAACCAAGAAACAGATAGCCCTCAAGAGGTAACTACTGGTAGTAATGAGAGTTCAGCAGATGATTTGATTGACTTTATTGAATTCGCAGATACAAACCCGAACGCTAAGTTCAAGTTTATGCGAAATGGTAAAGAAGTCGTAATAGATGCTAAAAAAGCCGCGGCAATATTAGGTCAGGGATCAGCAATACACGAAGAAGCAAGAGAATTGAAAATCCAGAAGGCTGAGTTTGATGAATATCTCAATCATCAAAGAGCACAGCAAGAGGGTTTGACTTTAGCGATGGAATTTACCGTTCAACCGCAGTTGCAAAAAGCGTATGATGAGATTGTGAAAACACAAAACTATCAAACAACATTTCAACAGCAGATACAGCGCACTAATGATCCTGCAACGCAAGCAAGGATTCAGGCAGCAATGCAACAGAACGAACAGTATATCAGGCAACAACAATCCGTAATAGGACAGATGAAGCCACAGATAGACCAGTTCAGGCAAGTTCGTGCTCAACAAGTGACAGAACGATTGGATCAGGCACGTAAAGGATTTACAGACAAAGAGTTGAAAAACGAATATGTTTATAATGAATTGCGTGATAAGGTTACGAAGTTATGGCCTCAAGCCAGACAAGAAATCATACCTGGTGTTCCTAACATTGACCTCATCAGTAGTGATGAGAACTTACTAAGTTTAGTAAGAGATGGATTACGCTATAGAGACAAACCTTCTACTAAGTCAGCTGGATCAAGTATGGCAGTGCTAACGCAACGCCGTGGATCATCAACACAAAAAAGTGGTGGTGATGACTTAAGCAAACTTCGGGAACAAGCCAAGGGCGGTGATAAAAAAGCCGCAGACAATCTCTTAACACAACGATTAACACAAATTCGTGGTGCAAGAGGTGGTAGATAAAATATAGCCTATATTTACATTCAAGGAGAATAAAATGGCAGAAATTACAACCAGTCAAATTGGTAACGGAACAACAGCATACGGCTCAGATATCGTTGTCAAGGACTTAGATTTAGATGTATCCAATCGTGTAAAAGACGATACCCCAGTGCTTAATATGTGTATGGCCAAGAAGCGCAAAGTTAATTCAACATTGCCTTTATGGACAGACGACATTTATCGTGCGCCTGAAGTTCAAGCGCAAGTTGAAGGTGCTACAGTTGCTACGTCACAAGCGGAAAGCAATCAGCGTTACAACTTAGGTAACTACACACAGATTTTCAGCACAGTTATTGCCGCTTCAGGCACAGCACGTGCAGTTATGCAATCTGGTGGTGACCCACAAGCATACCAAGAAGTCAAGCAATTGATTCAAATGATGTTTGACGTTGAGTTACAACTTGTTCGTAACGACCAAATCGGCACTAAGTATGCTGGTCAAACAGGAACAGCAAGTGGCTTGCCAGCTGGTCAAACAGGTCGTCGTATGGGTTCATTAGCCTCTTTTGCAGGTTCAATGAGTTTCAATACAACATCTGGTTCAATCAGTGGCTTAGATACATTCTTCAATAACGAAGATACAGATAGTTCTACACAAATCAGTAATGCATTACGCATTTATGCTAATGGTAGTTACTACTATTCTGGCACTTTCACTAACCAAGTGTTCAGTCCAGTATTGTATAAGCAGTTAGTAACTGTTGCTGAACAGCGTTACAATGCAAAAATTCGCACAATGGTTGCTCCAACAAGTTTGAGAACAATCATCAGTGATAACATTGTAAGTTCAAATACATCTGTTAACCGTCGTAACGTTGAGCGTGGTGACACGATTCAAACTTATGAAGGCGACTTCAACTATACATACGAAGTGTATGATTCTTGGATTATGGATAGCGCAGGCGTATCTAACTCAATCTACTTCCTAAACGAAGAAGTATTGCAGTTTGGTTCATTGCGTGACCTAGGTCCTAACAACGAAGTATTCAGTAATGCTGACGCTTCATTGGATCAATTTATTATGGAAGGCACGCTCATCGTGCGTAACCCAGCAGGCGTTGGTATGTTAAACAACATCACTAACACTGGTTCATTGGTTACAGCATTGCGTCCAGCCGCAACTGTTCAAAGAACAAACTTCGGTCCAGGCGACGTTACACCTTAATTCTTACAAGAATTTTGATACAACAAAAAGGGAGACTTGGTCTCCTTTTTTGCCCTTTAAGATTGTGTAGATATTTCACTGGTGTTATAATAAAAATGAGGCGTGCCTGGAAGTTTTTTATCCATATTATATTGAGGTTAACCAAATAACTTTACATTTACCTACGGCTTGTGTATAATAGATACATCATTTAGACAAAAGGAGAAAAAATGACTAACGAACAAAACGAACAAATCTGTGAAGTGTTAGGCGAAATCGCTGAAACATTAGATAAGAAGTTATATAAAAAGAATGATTTTGGTGAGTATCAAGGAGACATTCTACACAATATGGAATGGCATCTAAGTAGAATAGCAGATGCGTTAGAAAAGATAGCAAGTAAATAAGAAAGGAAAGGGGAGAAAACTCCCCTACTTAGAAATGAAACATCCAAATGAACAAGCATTAGACATACAGATTAAATCTATCCTTCAACAAGTGCGACAATATACTTGGTTAGAACGAATAACAATATATATTAAAAAAGTTTTTAATATTTAGAAAACAAATAACAAAGGCCCCGAAAGGGGCTTTTTCGTTAGTGAGAGCAATAATCAACAAACACTAAATACATACTATGAGCAATATAAATAATCCCGAATACTTAGACAACACAGATCCTGAAAAGAACTTAAACTTTTACAGACAGGATAACGGTGGAATGATTACCAATCATAATGGCGTGGCAGACAAACTACTACAAAATGATAAACTTTATAATAATATGAAGGGTGATTGGACACGAACAGATTGGAATAAAGCAAATAACATCAAAGTGACTACAGGTCGCCAAGATGGTAAGTTCTTTATTACAAGAGAACAACAGAACATTGAAGAAATAAAAGCACGTGTAAAGAACTACAAACACGCCGCTGAAATGGGAGTGCCTGATCCATTAGCACCAATCGGTGAAGATGGCAAACTAACATACAAATGGATGGAACTACCAACAGTTATTAGTATTCGTATTAGTGACCAATATTTTGGTGGCATACCTTGGCAAGCAATCAAAAACGACAGAACATTAAAGGCTCAGTTCTATCGTGTAGTAGAGACAGAATACCCACAATATGTATGTTACCCCGGTGGCAAACTACCTATTCCAGTAGAAGTATCATACCCTACAAAAGTAGGACAACAAAAATTCTTTAGAGGACATTAAAAATGTTTCAAATCCCAACAGGCAATGACTTAGTAACATTCATCAAAGATTTCACAGGCTCAACTAATGACGATGAAATAAAGAAATGTATCTTTATGGCTGAGTTATCAATGCGTAACATTGAATTACCCGCATTACGAAGTGATCCATATGCGCCAGAAAACATTGGCATAGCAGACGCAATGGGACATATTCCTATTCCGGGCGATATGAACAAGCCTATATTGTTCTTCAAACAAGGACAACAATATAACACAAGTGCAACCGCAACTGGTATAAGTGGGCAAACTACGATTATTTTAACAAGTGTCCCAAATCAACAAATTCAAGTTGGTATGATTGTAACCGGAACAGGCATTGGTGTAGGCGCAAGTGTATATGCGGCACCAAGTTCAACTATTGGATCAGTCATTACATTGACAGTAGCCAATGGTGGCACGGTAAGTGGAACTATTGATTTTACAACAGTAGGATCACAAAGTAGTCAAACAGGTCCTTGGATTGTATATGATAGAATCGGTGATAGAGATATCATTACACAAGGTATGGTAGCACAACTATATCTACAACCAGTCAATGTTCCAGCAGTTATTCGTGGTAAGTTCAGTGAAGTTTATGACAAATATCAGTTCTTACCATATGTTGCGGCAGGCGATCTTATCAATATGTATTATTACAAAGCGTGGCCTTTATTGTTTGCACCATTAGATGATACATTAGTTAGTGATACAGGTAGCGTAAATCCTATCAGTGGTAGTGGTCCTTGGTTAATTGCTATTAGTGGAATGACTGAAACATCAGCATTAACAGTTGGCGATCATATCAGTGCAACAGCAGGAACAGGTAGTCTAGGAACTAACTTTACAACAGCAATCGTTACATCTATTGTAGATAGCACAACTATTCAAGTAAGTGTTACAGGTGGATCGTCACCGGCTGGTGGAACAATCACAGACATTATTATCATAGACCAAACAGTTCAAAGTAATCCTGTATTACAAACTTGGGCAGAGGGTTATGTATATTCTACATTGCGTGAATATTACATTAAGCGTCACAACGCAGAAGATGCCGCAGTGTATGCAAGCAAATACGATAATGCGTGGAACATTGTAAATGACCAAAACAATCTTGGCAAATGGAGTGGTGGTCACACACGACTAACTTCAGTATGGCAACCTAGACAGTATCGTCAATATAACATAAAGTAAAACTATGGCTAACATTTCATCAAACAACTTAACATCACTATATGGTGGTAATCAGGACACTGTTATTACAACTACAGTTGTTCCAAATGTTGCCGGAACAATACCAAGTAAAAACTTAACTACATTATACAGTGGTTCGGGTGCTCCTGTAACAGCAACAACACCTTATGGTAATGCTAATGTAGAACGATTTCTAAGCATAGGCACGGATGGAGGTAACACAGTTACTAACATCAATATGGCTGGTGATTTGACTGTTGGTGGACTAAGCAATTTAGGTAACGTGGGTAATGTTACTATTACTGGTGGAACATTAAACTATGTGTTGCAAACAGATGGTGCTGGTAGTCTAAGTTGGGTTCAACAGATTGGTGCTAACACAGTAAATGGCAGTGAGTTTATACATTTTGATGTAGTATCTACGGGTAACAATCAAACATTTAGTAACGCAAACATTGCACTATATTCAAGCAATGTCAATATGAACGTTATGAAGAATGGTATCAATATTGAACCTTCATTGTTTGTAAAAACAGGCAATACAACGATTCAAGTCAATATACTATTAAACGCTGGTGATACGATTGATATATTAGCGGCAGCAGGTGGCGGAGGTGGCTCTGGAACTCCTGGTGGCAATATTACACAAGTTCAGTATAATGGTGGCGGCGTATTCTCAGCAAATGCAAGTTTTACATTTGACCAACCCAATAGTTTAATGACTGTGGGCAACATCAATACTGGTAATATAATATCAAGTGGTGGAACTAATACAACAAGTGTTATTCATCAGTTTATTCCTAATGGTGTTAGTTTTGCAACTAATGCTACTAATATTGCTACTTATGAATTAGCGACAATATATCATCCAAACGCAAGCACAGCATATCCTGGTGATAGAGTTGTTAGAAGTCGTGGCAATGCTACTACACCAACAACAGCAGTTAGTGGTGATAGGATCTATCAAAAATCTGGATTTGTTTATAATGGCAATACTAATGTTTTTGCTGTTGCTGAAACATACACATCAACAGGTGGAATAAATGCTAATGCTAATGCTGTTTGGACAGGTGGTCAATTTAATGTTACTACAGGTAATCCTGGTGGCGATACAGGTAATCAAAGTGCTCTAAGTTCTCAAAATACTTTAGCATTTAATAATAGTGGTGGATTGACTATTACTCCAGGCACAGCACCTAACAGCGCAAGTTTAGGACAAACTGAAAGTGCTATATTCATACAAAGTTGGGGACTAAACACAACTGCCCTTGATGGTGTAGGTGGTATAAACTCACAAAGGGCGCGGGGTAACAGAGATGGTGCATTGAGTGTTCAACCTGGTGATGATTTAGGACGATGGAATATTTGGGGTTATAATGGCAATAACTATCAAACTGGTAATGCCGCAGCCTTGGTTGCAGAAGTATCAAGTGATTATGTTGCAAACGCAAGTATTATTCCTATTGATATGCGTATTAGGGCTGTAAGTAATACAGGAGCCGGACAGCAAACATATTTTTATGGTAATGGCACAGCAAATTTTCCCGGCAGTATTGTTACTACAGGCACTGCCAATGTAGGCAACTTAAATGTTACTGGTGTAAGTAATCTTGGTGCTAATGGTAATGTTATTATTACAGGTGGTAGTGCTGGACAAGCACTTGTTACAAATGGTAGTGGTAATCTAAGTTGGGGTAATGTCGCTAACTCAGCAAATGCAAACTACGCAAACTTTGCAGGAACAGCGTTCAGCGTTGCTGGCGCTAATGTAACAGGATTTGTTTCAAATGCTTCATATGCTAACTATGCTACAATAGCGTTTAGTGTATCTGGTAGTAATGTAAATGGTGCAGTTGGATTAGCAACATATGCTACAACAGCAAATAGTGTAGCAGTTGCTAATGTTAGTGGTATAGGCAACATTGCAGTTATAAATCTAAATGGCAACACAAATCAAGTATTATCAGGTTTAGGAACTTGGGTTCCTCAAGTTGGTGGTAGTGGTAATGGCGTGCCAGCCGGAACAACAAATCAAGTTCAAACAAACGCTGGTAATGGATTCTTTGGCAGTATGTCTGGATTTGAAATAGATTCTACTATAGGTTTAGTCAAAGTTCCTAATATTAGTGCTACTGGAAATATATTTTCTAACTCTTACCTATCTACTCCAATAGCATACACAGCAAACTTGATTGTTTATACAGCAGGCAATGCAAACATATTGATGACGGCAGTAGGATCTAATGTTGGTGTTACAGGTAATCTAAATGTTACTGGTAACATTTTTCATCAAACTGGCACAGCAAACTTGAATATTTTGAATGTTGCTAATGCATCAACATTCAGTGGCAATGTATCATTTAACGCTCCTATCATAGGATTGCCATCACTTAGTATTGACTCATTTGATGATGGTGGTGTATTTACAAGGACTTTAGACGTATTGTCACAACAAATTGCGTATGATACAACACCATTTAATGTCAATCACCCATTAAATGTTGGTGCGGCAAATATGCAGGTAGGCAGTAGTGCTAACTTACAATACATATTCTTAAATGGTGCGGCAAATACATACTATATGACTCCTATAAATTATCCAGGAGTAACATCAAATGTTCATTGGGCAAGTGGTAGTGCTCCATCAACTGGGGTAGCAAATAAATGGAATGTATATTCATTCAATGTGTTATGCACCGCGGCAAATACAGTAGAGATTTTTGCTTCAACAAGCACATACTAATAAGGAAACAAGATGACGACACGCGGTGAAATAAACAGTAACTTCTATCAAATAGTAAATGTTGATGGTAATGGAGCACCGACTTCAGTAAAGACGCAATATATTACAAGTGGTAATGTAGATAACGCAATACACGCTAACGTTGCTGATGTAGCAAATAGCGTAAGTGTAAGCAATGTAGCCGGTATAGGTAACATTGCTGTATTAAACTTAGACGGCAACAGTGGTAACATTCTTTATGGTAATGGTGTGTTCAGCACTGTTCCTAATGTAAGTAATGTAGCAAACGCTAACTTTGCAAACTTTGCTGGAACAGCATTCAATGTAAGTGGATCTAATGTAAGTGGAACAGTAGCAAACGCTAACTATAGCGCATATGCGGGTAATGCTAACGTAGCAGCCGTCGCTAACAGTGTAGCAGTAGCAAACGTATCTGGCATAGGTAACATAGCAACTATCAACTTAGATGGTAATGTAAGCAATGTATTACACGGTGATGGGTCATTTGGTCCAGAAGCAGGTAATCTAAATGCTAACTACGCAAACTTTGCCGGACAAGTTGTAGATAATACCCAATCAAATATTACAGCAGTGGGCACGTTAAGCAATTTAAGCGTATCAGGTAACATTACATCGGGTAATGCTAACTTAGGTAACTTAGTTATTGCTAACTTCTTCAGTGGAGATGGATCATTACTAAGCAATATCAATGGTAGCAATGTTAGTAATGTAGCAAATGCAAACTATGCAAACTTTGCGAATGTGGCTAACGTAGCAAACAGTGTTGCAATAGCGAACGTAGTTGGTATAGGCAATATTGCTACAATCAACTTAGATGGTTCAAGTTCAAACGTATTGTTTGGTAATGGTGTGTTTGCACCTGAATCTACAAGTATTGCAAATGCAAACTATGCAAACTTTGCTGGAAACTTAATAAATGGCACAAGTAATGTGTCTATTCCTGTAGCAAATGGTAATGTCAATATATCAACAAATGGTGTTGCTAACATTGCTCAGTTTGATACAAATGGTGCACTGTTCTTGTATCCAACTACAAGTTCAATCAATGCGTTGCGTATCAATAGTTTTGGTAATCCTATATCAGGTGATGTAAGTCGTATCGCAAGTAGTAGAGCAAGAGGCAACTTGACGACGCCACTAAGTGTTCAACCAAGTGATAGAGTAATGCGTTTGTTAGCATTTGCTTATAATGGTGCTGGATATCAAACAAGTAGCGTTGCTACTTTTAATGCTCAAGTAGATGCAAGTTATACAGCAAACGGTGCTAACATACCATTAGGTTGGAATATGAGTGTAAATGACACTAATGGCGGTGTCAATAATCAAACTAAAACACATTTGTTTTATAGTAATGGTAATGTAAGTTTTGCTAACAGTGTTTTTGTTACGGATAGTTTAAGTGTCACTGGTAATATTACTGGTAATAATATTACAGGCAATTTAAGCATATTAGCAAATGGCACAAGTAATATTAGTATTCCTACAGCAAGTAGTAATATTTTAATAAGCACAGCAGGTAATGCAAACATTGTTGATGTTTGGGCACAGGGAACAGTTACCTTAAATCCACCAGCACAAGGTCCATTAAATGCACTACGCATTAATACATATGGTCGTAGTGGTAATCAAGGCGCACAGCGTATTAGTTCATTTAGATTTCGTGGTAATGCAACAACTCCATTAAGTGTTCAGCCCGGTGATGCTACAATGGAGTTTCTAACTGTTGGTAGTAATGGCACTGCCGCTCAAACAAACAGCATAGCAAGAATTCAAACTATTGTTGATAGTTCATATACAGCAAACGGTGCTAACATACCTATAGGTTGGCAAGTTCAAGTCAATGACACAAACGGTGGCATTAATAATCAAACTAAAACACATAACTTTTATAGTAATGGAACGGTAAGTTTTGCTAATAGTATATCAGTAAGTGGCGATGGCAACATTAGTGGAACTAATATATCAGCCAGTGGTCAATTAAATGGTAATACAGGAAGTATGTTAAATCAGTTGAATGTTGGTAACAATGGTGCTACATCCTCGCAAGTGTTTATTACTGGCGATAAAACAATCAATAGCGCATTTCGTATCGCTGGATCACCATTCACCAGTATTATGGACAATGTAGATCCTACATCAGGTTATAGTCCATTCTTCTTTAATACATACGAAAACAGTAATACGTTTATACCACCAAGTAGATATTTTAGAGCAAGAGGAACAGAAGCAAGCCAAGCAGCCGTAACAACTAATGATGTTGTTCAAATATCAAGTTATGCTGTTTATGCTGATAGTGGTAATACTTATAAAGATGTTATCAACACAAGTGTAGTTGTTACAAGTAATGATGGAGTTGGTAATGTTGCCGCTGATTATGTTATTCAAGGCTTTAACGCTAATAGTAAATTGAGTATTACCACTAATACTATTGCTAATAATATTAGTATCAATAGTAATAACTTTATGAAGTTATCATTTTATACAGCGGCAAACTTAACAGCAGTCACTGGTCAATTAGGTTGGATAGCGGCAGTTACAAATAGCACACCCGGCGGTAGAATAGCATATTGGGACACAACGAATAATCGTTGGAGTTATGTAGCAGATGATAGTGCTGTATAATGGAATTCACACTTAAACAAATTAGTTGGATAGTCATCGGTTCATTAGGAATCGGTGGCACCGGCTATATGAGTATGAACAGTAAGATAGACGAACTAACAACTAAGGTCGCTGTCGTTCATACACAAGTCACATCGCTCACTAAACAACTTGACCGCATAGAAGAAAAACTAACCAAATAACACCTTAAACACCCGTTTTTTGCTATTTTTGATAAATATATTTCTATTAGAATAGAATGGAGAGATACAAATGGCAAGACTAGGAAGACCTAAAGGCAGTAAATCGTTATTAGAACGATTATTAGACAGAGTTGTAATCAATGAAATAACTGATTGTTGGGAATATCAAGGTGGTAAAAACAACATTGGCTATGGGATGATACGTGATGAAAAGAAAATGCGAACAACGCATCGTGTCAGTTATGAAGAACACGTTGGAAAAATACCCCCACGAATGTGTGTGTGCCACACTTGCGATAACCCTATTTGTTGTAATCCCAATCATTTATGGTTAGGAACATTAAAACAAAATACACAGGATATGATGAGTAAGGGTAGAGCAAAACCTTTTGGAGCACATCTTGGTAAAGGTGGTATGACCGGTAAGAAACAACCAACAACACTTTGCACACATTGTAATCGGTTAATGCCAAACAATAGTTATGCAAGATTTCACGGGGAAAAATGTAAATCTAAACAAGTAGAATAAATACTTGTGTAGTGAGACACCTGAATTGCATATTTCAGTTATCCTATTATCTACGCCATAGATAGTTCCTTTAACCCGTCTCACTACACTTTCGTTTAGTTCATAATAAGAAGTTCGTTATCCTGATAAGTTAGAGCAATTCTAACTTTGAAGCCCTTACAGTTTTAGTCATCTGTAGGGGCTTCTTTTTTATTTCCGTGTATGTAGATACACATCCTGGCGAGATATCCAGTTATTTTATTTTCACTCAAAAAACACACAAAAAACACCCCTACAGATGCCTACAACACAACATTTTTTGTTGTTTTTATACAACAACAGATTTTTTTAGAGGGAGTATTACCAAAACAACCAAAAAACACTACATTTTTTATTGTTTTGTGATACAATGACTAAATACATTCATACAGATTTGACGTTTGTATAACTCTCCAGGTCAGAAACCCCCATTTAGCGGTGGGGCGTTTCATCTATCGCTAATAGAGACTACGAGAGCATCACATAAAGGACCAGGATAGTGAAAAATCAAAAGCAACATAAACCTATAGTATCAAGGACCAACCTCGTTGTTCCATTTAATGAACGACACTTAGCAAAAAGTAAAGGCGCTAAATGGGATATAGCACGTAAGATTTGGTATGTAGAAGATAGTTTTGATGATCCAAAAGATATCTTTGACTTTGTTCAATGGGCACCCGAAAGATTAAAGAAAGCCACAACAAGTGGGCCACTCAAGCACCCACCTTTTGTAGTTGTTCAGCCCAGAACGCCTAGATTAAAAAAGAAAAAAAGACTATAATAGTTTTTTGATTACTAATCAATAAGTCTGTATCGCTTTGAAGATGCCGAGAGTCTGTCCTGATGTGAGACAGTAGCGTAGTGAAGATTAGCACTGATTTTACAAGACGAATTACCCGAGCAGGGGCGCCACAAATGAACTGGTCATTTCCAGAAACATTTCTTGTAATCTTAAAGGTAAAGATGTAGCAATACACTAAGAAGAATGCCTCAGTATAGTAATAGCGATAGAGACTGAGGGCTGGTTACAGATTCCCAATGAATCATTCTGTAATATAACAGCGAAAACGGTAACTTCTCGTAAGAGTTTGTGAGATATAGTCAATCCTCCACAATAATAGTTTGATTCATTGTCGCACCCGAAAGGGCCTCAAGAAAAGAGATTTTCAACAGGTGAGTAGTTGTATCTACTCGCCTGTGCCTAAGAAATGAGTAAAGTAAATGTTAGCCAAATAAGTTTTGCTGATATAACCGAGCAACTGAAAGTTGCGTAGGTTGCGTCTTGCCCAAGACGCTTTAATCTACACAACATATATGATATAATACACAAAGGACCTGATATGAATAGAACTAATGAACTTGACACTTATGATATGCTTAAATATGACCATATTCCAATAAAAAATCTTATGGATTATGCTACTGAAAAACACAAATATGATTTTAGTCAGTTTGTATATGACGATATAGAAGAAAAGTATGTTTATACTAAAACGTTTCAACTATTATGGGATGGAGATTTCTTTGACATATCGTTATGGATATGTAGCCCAGATGAGTTTGAAGATGAGCAATATGCTAAGGTTCATTACTTTTGCGATATTATCATTGACAACGAAGAAAAACGTAACTTTCCCCCATTTCCAGATATTAGTTTATCACAACACATTACAACCCGTGAAAACTTTATTGAAGTATTACAACAATGGGATGATTTCGTAGCAAAATCATATATGACTATCCTGAGTTATCGTTTAGATATGTTAGAATGCTTGGATAATATAGTAGCCACAGAACAACAGATGCCAAACAAAAGAAAACATCATAAAACTCTTAAACGTGATTACCACACTAATCTTGCTATGCTTCCCATACATTTAGCAAACGATATTGAGGATATTCGTAACTTAGAAAATGGTGATAGGTGTGATTAATAAATATGGGTATGAAACCCAATCCCATAACACTACATAAGAAAAATGTATATCTGGTGGAAGATATGCCCAATATGTGTCTTACCCATCATTATCAAAAGACCACGCAGACTTGGACCTTCGTGGGTTATCGTTGTTCAGCCTGTGGTCAATCATTAAAACAGGTTGGCAACATTATAAAACACAACGACTTGTGCCGTGTGTTAAACAAGAAAACTAAGAAAGATAGTGAAGAAGAGCCTTCATAGATTTTCTTTCAAAATAAAACCCTATTGTTCTACATATTTAGGAAACACTAAATACACTATTACGTAAGAGAACAATACCATATGGCTCAAATCAAAAACCCTTTAGATGAAGTTCGCATACCATTTGCGAAGATGTCCTACACTCCTGATGTTCCTTCAACGGCACTACAACCTAACGAATACAATGAAGGTTACAATGTTGAAACAGATGTTAGGGGTATCCGTAGTATGGCAGGTGATGAAGAAATATTAGACACAGTGCCAGGCATACCCACATTCGTTACTGGTGGCTTTCGTCAAAACAATGAGTTCTGGTTCATCGTAGCAAGTTACGAACCCGATCCACTTGACCCTACAAACCCTGATGCTAACATAGGCAGATGGTATGCCAGCGATGGCACCACAACTTGGTATGATATCACTCCAGGTGGTGTGCCAATCTTAGGTTACAATCAAGCAACAAACATTACAGAAGCGTGGAACGGCACGGTGCCATTCTTTAATGATACACGCACAGCCCCAATGTTCTGGCCCGAAGCGACAGCACTTAATCCTACTCCCATATTGACACAGTATAGCAATCTAATACTACCCGCGGATATCAATAATATCGTGTATGTTGATCCTACAACACAACAAATACAGTTAGTCACAGCCTATGCTTCACCCCCTTACATAGCAGGACAACAGATTATTATTAGTGATATTAATAACTTCTTCAATGGTGTATTCACCGTAGTCAGTTCAACAACTACAACGATTGATTATATTGCTGTGCCAGGTGCAGGCTATCCTGGTGGCCCTCTTGGCACTGTAAGCCCAGCATACACTTGGAACTATAATCCTAACTGGAGTAAGGTTATCGCAAACTTTATGCGAATGTATGCTACACCTAATGTGGGTTCAATATTAGTAGCGGGTAACTTAACAGTGACACTAATTGATGGCACTACAATAGAACGCTATCCAGTATCAGTTAGATGGAGTCAAGCATTTGCTCTTAATCAAGCACCATTGACTTGGGTCCCAACTGTAGCAAACATAGCCAACGAGTTAGAAGTTCCATTGAGGGGTGAAGCATTAGATGCGTTCCCTTGTAATGGTCAGTTCTTCTTATGCTCATACTGGGACACAGTTGTATTCAGCCCTATCAACTACTCAACAACAAGTGCGCCGATCTTAGGCATTCGTCAGTTCAATCAGGGTCGTGGCTTACTGTCAAGCAACTGTTGGGCTGGCACAGACAAGTTAGTGTATGGCATTGACGCAAGAGATATATGGGTCTTTGATGGACAAGACTTCCAGGGCTTGGGTAATCAAAGAGTTAAGAATTGGTTCTATGACCAACTTGACCCACAGTATTACGACAGAGTGTATATGGAAACAAACACACAGCGTAGTCAAGTTGAGATATACTATCCGGATCTATTAGCAACAGATGGCGTGCCTAACAAGATGCTTAGTTACAGATACGACATAGATTGTTGGAATGCGCCAAGAGATGTTAGCGATGCTTCATTCAGTTGTGAGGCGCCAATCTTTGAGTTTGATACGCCTAACTATGTTCCATTATTAGCAAGCAGATCCGTAGTGTATGTGCGTGGTATAGAAGATGCTAAGTTAGTTCAAAAGGATCAAGGCTTCAGTTTTCTAACGAGTGGCACAAACCCTAATGGTGACATTGACAGTTTGTTTAGACGAGACAACATTAAACTATTGAAAGATTACAGTGGCAAACTAATGGTGCATCGCATACTACCTGAAGTAGTCAATCTTGGCGCACTACCAAATCAATACAACGAGATACCAATTACGCCGGGCACCGGTAACATCACAGTAACGATAGAGGGTGCTAACAGTGTAGGAAGTGCTCCAACACAGATTACGCCAGTTACAATACCTGTTGATGCTGATGGCACAGCAGGAGCCAATCCTTGGGCACAGATAAATCAAAACGCATTTCGTGTGAATACGATTGAGTTAAGCAACAGTAGTAACAATACCATATGGATGTGTAGTGCTACTACTTGGCAAGTCACACAAGTTGAGGATGACAGATGATAACAAAATATCCAGTAGAAGTTAGTGATGAAGAAGGTATTGTTGATGCTGTCAATTATTTGTTATCGGGACCATCAGGCTTAGGACAAAACTTCGCAGGCTTCAGTAGTTATACTCCAGTCAAATACTTGACGGGTAACTTTCGTATTCCATATACTCAAGTAAATCCTGCGAGCCTTTACGTAACGGGCATAGGTGTAAGCAACGCCACACAACTTGATGATAGAACAATACAATATGATTTCACTGGTGCACCATTAGGTAGTGCTCCATTCAGTTTAGGTCAGGGTTTAACGATAACAGGCATAACTCCAAGCGATTATAACAGTGCCAGTCTATCAGCAGCCGGCACGCCCATAAGACAGATTGGTGTTGTAGAATGCACCGACAGTTATGTAATCGTTAGAACAAGAGATCCAATCGTTACACCATTAGGTGCGTATGTTTCTGGTGGCGCAATTCAATTTACCGCTATGGATAGTTACCAAAGCACTGACTGTGATATTCGTGTAACGGTTAATGGTGGTAGTGATAGAGTTTTTATTTCAGCACAGTTGGATCAACTAATAAGTTACACTATAATCAACTCGCCGGCTATTTTAACAGTGTATGCTACTATCAATCGTTATAAAGGCTTTACTAATGATAGCCCAACTAATCCAGATTTCTTGTTTGACTTTGATGCTACCATAGTAGAAAAAGCGTATCCCTTTACTAATCTAACTACAAGCGGCACATTACCCTTAATTGAAACTGTGTTTGCGACTGTGCTTGACGAACCAGATCCAGGCCTCTATCGTTATATACTTGATGTATATTTTGAAACGGATCAAAGTAGTCCTATATACGATATCTATGTAACGCAAGATGAGTTAAGAGTCCGTAGTATATCAGCACAGGTTGTTAAACAGTAAATATAAGAACAAGGTAAAAAAAGTATGCCAAATTATAATCCAATAAGTCCTCAACAACTCGCAATGATGGGTCGTGATGGCGACACAATGTTAGCACACATCAATGAAACTGAAGCAGAAATGTTAAAGCGTATGGGTGGTCGTGGCACCATCAATCCTATGACAGGACTACCCGAGTTTGCCTTTGGTGATGATACTTGGGGCTATGTTAGCCAAGACTATGGTAGTGGCTTTGATGACTATTACGATTATGGCGGTGACTACGGTGATTATGGTGATTACGGTGGTAACAATAGTGTTTTTGATTTTAATGATACTCCTGGAGTATATGATCCCGCTCAGTTATATGGATCAGTAGGCGGTGACGACAATAGTTCGGGCACAGTAGGACAAGATTATGGTAGTGGTGATAACTATGATTACGGTGGTGGAGGTGGTAATTACACAGTAGATGAAACGGGCAACTATAACTATAATGATTTTGTTCCTCCTGTTGTAGATAATACACCAGTAGATACAGGTCCCATCGTTCCTGATATCACCCCAATAGATACAGGTCCAAGTCAAGCAGATATATTAGCACAACAACAAGCAGATGCACTTGCCCAACAACAAGCAGATGCAGCCGCGGCACAACAACAAGCATATTGGCAACAACAAGCAGACGCACAACAAGCAGAATGGCAACGACAAGCAGATGAACGTGATGCAGCCGCACGTGCCGCTAATGAAGCATATTGGCAACAACAGGCTGATTTACAACAAGCAGAATGGCAACGACAGGCTGATTTACAAGCAGCCAGAGATTTACAAGCACAAATAGATGCAGCCGCAAGCGTTATACCCGGCAACTCAACATTGATACAAGACTATGTTGGCAACAATGTGGGCAGTATAAACAATGGAACAAATACAAACAGTATTACAGTGATTCCAGGTAGTGGTAATACCAACACAACAGTAACAGGTGCAGTTACGCCAAGTGAGATTACAACAGGTAACATCACAGATACAACAGGCTTAGACACAGGTGATGTTATCCCAGATACAGGTGGCACTGGAAATGTAATTGATACAGGTGGTGTAACAGGCCCTGTCACGCCAACTGATTTAGTCAATGATAGTTTTACAGATGGTGCTAATAGTGGTTATACACAAGCACAGTTAGATACAGTGGCTGACTTTGCTAATAAGATTGACCAAATTAATAGTCAGCCAGGCGTTCAAGTAGCGTTTGCACCATTAGTATTGTTAGCAGATATCGTAGCGCACGGTATTGCAATAGCGTTGGCAGCATTATGGAATCCAACAAGTGGCTTAACAGATGAGCAAGCACAACAAGCCGCTATATCTACGGTTAAGTTATTAAACGATCCTAACATTGATGTAGATGCTTTCAATAAGGCTACTGGACAAAATGTTTCAACAGATATGTTCAATGAACTAAAACAATCAGCCGCAAGTCCTACATTAGAACAAGATGTTGCTACAATTGTTATTACTGGAGAAAGACCAAAGACTACAGTTACAGATACTAATATTGTATTAGATGGTGGCACATATACACCAGATGGTGGCACATATACACCTCCTGGTGGTGTAGTTGTTACAGATGGCGGTGGCGGTGGAGATACAGGTGCTACTGGCCCTGTCGTTGGCGCAACTGGCACAGTAGGTGCCAGTAGTGCTGTAGGTGCAAGTAGTGCGGCACCAGGTGGCGATAGTCCAGGATTAACATATGCCAGAAACAATCAAGGTGTAGATGCTTTCTACGATGCTATTAGAACGTTTATGTCGGGTAATCCCACACCGCAACAAATCGCTGAAGCAATGGAAACATATGGTGTAAGACAAACAGATATTGATACAGCATTACGATTAGTAGCAGGAGCAAGTGGTGCAACAACAGCCGCTACTGGTGCAACTGGAGCAGCCAGTGGTGCTACTGGAGCCGCAACTGGTGCAACGAGTGGAGCATCAGGTGTAGTAGGTGCTACAGGAACAGAAGGAGCAACAGGTCCTACAGTTGGAGCAACCGGAGGAGCAACAGGTGCAACAAGTGGAGCAACTTCAGCCGCATCGGGTGCTACTGGTGCCGCAACAGGAGCAAGCGCAGCCAGCGGTGCAACTGCCGCAAGTGGATCATCGGGTGCAGCCTCTGGTGCAACAGGAACCGTAGGTGCAAGTGGAACAGTTGGTGCATCAGGAACAGTGGGTGCTTCGGGCACAGTAGGAGCGTCAGGAACTGTTGGTGCAAGTGGAACAGTTGGTGCTTCGGGCACTGTGGGTGCAAGTGGCACTAAAGGAGCATCTGGTAGTTCAGGAGCATCCGGAAGTAGTGGTGCAAGTGGAGCATCAGGCGCAAGTGGTGCAAGTGGAGCATCAGGCGCAAGTGGTGCAAGTGGAGCATCAGGCGCAAGTGGTGCAAGTGGAGCATCAGGCGCAAGTGGTGCAAGTGGAGCATCAGGTGCTTCTGGTAGTAGTGGTGCAAGTGGAGCATCAGGCGCAAGTGGAGCATCAGGTGCATCAGCCGCTACAGGAGCAAGTGCGGCTACAGGTGCTACAGCGGCAACGGGTGCTACAGGAACTACTGGGGCTACTGCCGCAACAGGTGCAACAAGATTTATCCCACCAACAACACCGACTAACTTAGGTTACTTGAATCCAGGCTTTATCAATCCAAGTGCATTCTACAATACGAATGATCCAGCACAGAGTAAGTTTAATTGGGGAATGAAAGCATTCCAAACAGGGCCTACATTCAACGATACATTGTATAACACTAATCCAAATGCGCCTGATACACCATATGGATTACAACAAATGGCACGCCCATTGACTATGGCTGAAATCAATGATATGATATTGGGCAAAACAAGCACGACACCTAAAGTAGCACCAGCGACAAGACGAGTTCCTATCACTGACGCTAATCGTAATGTTATGAATACTGATTACAGCAGAGTTGGACAACTACCAGTTATAGCACCAGTAGCACCAAGTCAAGTAACACCAACGCAAACATCAACATCACCTATCAACGCTGAACTAACAAGACAACTTGGTGCTAATTGGTTCAACAGACAACAAGCAGCCGCGGCAGCAGGTGATTGGGAAACATACTACGCAATACAACGACAAGTGGATGCTATTATGAATCCATATGTTGATAACCCGTAAGTTAGTCAATAGTAATGAAACACTAAATACATATTATAAGGAAACATACAAATGAGTTTCGGAAAATCAAGTTCAACAACAACTCCAACACTGACTGATGAGCAGAAAGCGCAGATTAAAGCGCAAACTGACTTCTTTACAGGCACAATCGCACCTACATACACAGGCGCAGTTAAAGGTGCTACAGATGTTTATAATCAAAATGTAGGCGGTGTAGTAAATGCCGCACAAAACTTAGCTGGCACAGCAGGTCAAGCACAACAAAGTTTAGGTGAGACAGGTGAGAGTGCATTACGCACTGGCATCAGTGGCTTACAAAGTTTGTTCAGTCCAGACTATGAACGTAATCAAATAAGTGCCGCAATGGCCCCAGCACAAGCACAGTATATGCAAAACTTAGCGGCACAACAAGCGCAGTTTGGTGGCAGTGGCAACTTAGGTAGTGCTCGTCAAGCATTAGCAGGACAACAACTTGCAGGACAAAATCAAGCACTACAAGCAAAGACAGCCGCAGACCTTCAGTCACAAATCGCATCACAACGTATGGGCGTAGGAGCACAGTTAGCAGGCTTAGGTCAAGGTGGTTTAGGTCAAGCACTTGGTGCAGCCGGACAACAAGTTACAGCCGCAATGACTCCACAACAACTATACAATCAGTATGCTTCAGTTATATTTGGAACACCTGCATCAAGTTACACTTCTAACTTTGCCGGCACACAAGGTTCAAGTAAAACTGGCCTTGACTTTGGCGCAAAGATTTAAGGAATAAACAATGGCTCAATACGATACAATGAATTACGGAGTTGATTACGATCTCCAAGAAGAAGAACGCAAACGCAGAGAAGCCGCGTTATTAGCACAACAGCAAGCACAAGCACAAGATATGGAAAACGGTGCGAACGCTGGTGGTATGCGTAGCCCAATGGACTTCGGTGACATTGTAGGTTCAGCGTTTAATCAACGTCTTGGTGCTGCCCAAAATAGATTGAATGAAGCAACATCAGTATTCACAGATCCAGAAGAAGCATTACGAAAAAGATTAGGTGTTCAACAAGAAGAATCTACTCCAGTAAAACAAACGATTACAACTAATCCACAAACTGGTGAGCAGACAGTAAAGATTGAGGGTAGCGCAAAAGATTTAAGTGCCGCTAATCCATTGACACCAACTGTAACAGGTCCTATTGCTCCTACAGAAGAACAACTACGCCCACAACAAGAACAGTTCGCACAACAGTTTCAACAATATCGTCAGCCAATGCCTGGTCAACCACCGGTCGCTAATCAGCAACCACCGGTCGCTATGCAACGACAAATGCCACCAAGTGCGCCTATTAGTCCTGAGATGGCTAATAGACCACCTAACATTGGACAACCACCAACACCAGGACCTGGCGTTCAAATGGCAAGTGCGGCACCTGGCTTACCAAGAACACAACAACAACCTCCTCCAAGACCAGCTGTGCCAGGATTGGCAGCATTGCCTACATTAGCACAAATGGGTATGGCAGCGGATCAGGCACCAACTCCACCAGTACCTGCAGGTCCCCCAGCGTGGGTGCAGGCAGCAAATGATGCGGGTAATGATTTTAATAAACTATTAGATGTTGCGGCAAAACATCCTGAAAGCCGTGATGTTATAAACGATAAATTACAAAAATCATTTGCTAACAAAACAAAAGAAGATGAAGCAAATCAGTTGTTCAAAGATGCAGCCAGTGGTGACTTAAAAGCACAGAACAAAATCTTTCAATCAATCAAGCCAGATACAGGCAAACAAAAAGAAGAAGTCACAGTCAATGATTATGTCAAAGCCTATATGTATAAGCGTTTAGGATTAGATGATTTAGCACGTGATGTTCAACTTAAAATATTGGGCAAAGAAACATTGTTTAGTCAAATGACTGTTGGTAATAGTAACTGGCAAGTTGAAACAGACAAGCAAGGTAATATTATTAGAGCCAAAGATGATGAAGGCAACTTTGCTACTGAAGCAACATTAAACAAACTAAGAGCAACTGGTCAGAAGTTTGGTAGTCAAGCATACAGCACAACTGGTGGCAGTATTACTATACCTGCAGGACATCCAGACGCTGGTGAAGAATACAGAACAGTGTTTAATTCAACAACTGGTAAGTTTGAGAATAAGATTATCACTGGTAAAAACGCTGGTAACACTTACACAGGCCCTGCAGGATTAGAGAAACGAGTTGCAACAAGTGCGGCTACAGCATTAAATGATGCATTCATCAAGTTCCAGACAGAACCAACAACAGCAGCCGCTACTGAAGCATTAAAGACAGCAAGATTATTAGGCCCAGAAGAATACAATAAAGCATTACAGTTTATTCAACGCACACAGCCAGCGATTTACAATGATGTAAGTAAAACATTACCAGGTGGTTTGGCACCAAGCTCGTATGTTAATCCACCAAGTGGAACACCAAGTGGAACACCAAGCGCTCCAGTAGATCCTGGAGCATTGCGTAGGGCACAAGGTGATGTTCAATCACTAACTAATGAAATAGCATCATCGCAAAAGAAACCATTTGGTAATGCACAACAACAAGCGGATCGTATGCGCTATTTGAATGATGAAATGGCTAAAGCACAACAACGATTACAACAAGCGCAAGGTGCACCAGCTGGTCAAGGCGGTGGAGCCCCAGCTGGTCAAGGTGAGGCTGGCTTATTAGAAAAAACTAAACAAGTAGAATCTAAGGTTGCTATTAATCAAAACTTAGAAGAACAGAAAAACAAGGTTCGTATGACGTTGCCTGCTACTGAGTTAAATGCTTCTACAATGTTAAACACATTGAATGATATTATGACGCATCCTGGCTTAGATAAAACTATTGGTAATCCATTGATATTGAATACTCCATTAGCATTGATACCACAAAGTGATCGCCGTGAGTTTAAGCAGAAGTATCAACAACTTGCTGGTCAAGAGTTCTTGGCAGCGTTTGCTCAACTTAAAGGTGGTGGCTCTATTACTGAAGTTGAAGGTCTTAAAGCAGAACAAGCAATCAGTGCTCTTAAAGATACTGGTATTAGTCCAGCTGAGTTTAAGAAGAATGCTTGGATCTTGCAAGATGTTGTTAAACGAGGTATTGATAGTCAAAGAATATTAGTTGGTCAACCTCCAAAATATGCAGAAGCGCCGGATAGAGAAGCCGCAAAAGAATGGTTAAGAAATAATCCTAATCATCCTAAGGCTGCAGGCGTTCGTAATAAATTAGTAGGATTTTAATATGGCATTTGATCCAGACTCATTCATAGCCGGAACTCAATCACAAGCGGCACCAGAACTCGCTGAACCAACTGATAAAAAAAATAAGTTTAATCCAAGTGAATTTATTAGAAAAGGTTCGGACTATGTTCCTATGCAAGAACCTACAATGGTTGCTGAAACAGAAGCACAAGCACAATCAATTAATCCTGATATGAATCTAATGCCACAGGCTGTTAGTGTAGGAGCAAGATTAGCCGAACCAGCATATGATATTGCAAAAGGTGTAGGTGGAGTAATAGCCGGTAATGCAAAAGACGCATACAAAATGGGTAATATTTTATACAAAAATGTGACACCTGGTGTTATTGGCACAGTTATTAGTAGTCCAATTACGTATGCTAAAGATTTTGCATCAGCCTATGTGCAAGGACATCCTTTAATGAGTAAGTTAGGTCAAACTACTCCACAACAAGCAGTTCAAGCAGGTGCAGGATATGCTAAAAATATCGGTGGTCGTATTTTAGCTGGTGCTGTCGCTCCCGAAAGTATTGCGTTGATGCCCTATCAAATGGCAGCGTATGAACAAGAAAAGATTAGGGCTAATCCTAATGCTCCTGGATTACAATATAATCCTTATGCTCAAACAGTAAGAGGTGAAGCAACAACTCAAAATCAAGCAGGCGCTGCCAATCAAATGAGAACCGTAGCAAATATGCCATATGGTAATGTTAATCCGCAAGAACGAAATATACTTGAACAAGATAGAATGATGCGTGAAAACATTCGTAAGAAAGCATATCAAAGAGTTATGGGCCCCGTTGCCCCTCAATAAATAATACACTATGACTACACAAGAACAACTAACACAAACCTTCAACAATAACTTTGTTGCTTACTATCGCTCACACGTAGCGCACATAAACATTATGGGTAGAAACTTTCGCAGTGACCATAAACTATTGCAAGGTATCTATGAAAGACGACAAGCACAAATAGATATTCTTGGAGAACTATTACGCACATTAGATGATTATATGCCTTGTGAAATACAAGATGTATTAAATCAAAGTGAAATAGGCACAGGCATTTTTGAAGAAGATGCAGATGGATTTTTAGAAGGAGTTAAAGATGATTTGGAACTACTTAAAGGAACATACGAAGAACTTATGGTTATTGCTGAAGACGAAGGTCACAAGGAAATAGCCAACTACGCACAAGACCAAATATTAGATTTGGCAAAGAGTATTTGGATGCTAAACTCTACACTTAGTTAAGGGAACATATGAGTTTTTCTACAATAAGAAGAAATAATCAAAGTGCGGCAAGGTCAAATCGTAGAGTAGTGCCTCCTCCACCAATGAGAAGACCTATTCCTAAGCCACAAATGAGTAGGCCTATACAACCAGTAAGACCACCTACTGGTATGCCTCAACAAATAAGTGCTCCTACTGGTTTGCCAAATCAAATGCTACCTCCATTAGGTATGCCAAATCAAATTCAACAACCTACTGGCTTACCAAATATTATGCAACCTCCATTGGGTTTGCCAAATATAAATCAACAACCTACTGGATTGCCTCCTACACAAACGCAATTGCCAACTCCACCGGTAACTATGCCAGTAGAACAAAGTCCATCATTGTTTGCTCCACCAGTTCAACAACCAATTCAGCAACAACCAGCGATTGCTCCAGTATTTCAACAAACACAACAACCTGTTGCTCCACAACAAACACAACAACCTGTTGCTCCACAACAAACACAACCAATGCAACAACCGAATCCATTCGCTAATGAACCAGGTCGTGATAGTAATGGTATGTTGATTCCAGGATATGGAGAACCTCCACCAGGCACATTCTTATCACAACCAGTAGATAAGCCTATGATGCAACAACCGGCGCAACAAAATCAGCGTGATCCACAATATATTGGTATGCCTGATGAAATGTATGCCAGTATGATTAAAGATAAGCAAATGAATAATGGACAAGGACCAATGGATATGATGGTTCGTCCTTGGATGCAATGGAATAGCCAGCAACAAGTAGCAGGTCCTATAGCACCTGATTATCAATATAACAGTGATAACACTATGCGTTCAATAAGTGGAATGGGCACTGGTCTTGCTGAAGGTGTGCGATATAAACAAAGCCAACAGTTTGATCCAATAACAGGACAATGGGGTATGCCTGATGGAACAGGTGGAAAGTTTATGCCAGGAGTAAGTATAGGTTATTAAGTTAAGACACCGCAAACGCTATTAAGAACCAAGTGATTTTGTGTCTTTCTAACTTGGGCATCAACGAATTGGCAGGCGAGTTTATTAAGCGTTTAACTTTTTATAAGCAAAACTACCACGAAGAATATAACCATTGCGTTCGTGTAGTTTTAGAAACGCAGATTGGTCTCTACGCATTGTAGAACTACATACTATATTAACTTCACACAATCGTGCCCAATCTTCCCACATTGTTAGCATATCTTTTACTAACTCTATTCGTAGTCGGCTTGATAAACTCATATCTAAATGAGCAATACGAACAGTTACCATTTCATCATCACTCCATACAGCAAATTCTCCCCTTGTAGCCCAAGTGTAGGCTAATAGTTTGTTATCTTCATCTACGGCAATACTAACAAGTTGTGTGAGAGGTCCGTAAAACTGATTGATAACAGCGAGTGTAAGATTACGCTGATAGATTACGGGTTCTGGAGTAAAGATGCCATCAGTTTCAATAAGAAAATGCTCAATAGCCATATCAACTATTGGTTTTACATCTAATCCATTTGCGGGGCGCCAAGTATATTTCATTTCTATTCCTTTGTAATACAATATTTAACGAAACATAAATATATGTTTAGGAAAAGAATAGAATGAGATTTCATATATTAGGTTTGCCCCACACCGTTACAAGTAAAGAATATGTCGCTTGCGCTTACACACAAAAAGTGTGGAAGTTTGGTAAGATGATGAAAAAGTTAGGGCACGAAATAATACATTATGGTCACGAAGATAGCGATGTGATTTGTGATGAACACGTTACAGTTATTGATAACAGTGATTTACAAAAAGCATATGGATCATACGACTGGCGTAAGAACTTCTTTAAGTTTGACAACAACGACCACGCTTACACTACATTTTTCTCTAATGCTATTAGAGAAGTAGGTAAAAGAAAACAAAAAAACGATTTTATACTACCATTCTGGGGCAGTGGAGTAAAACCTATATGTGACGCACATACAGATATGATATGTGTAGAGCCGGGCATTGGATATGCTGGTGGTCATTTCGCAAAATGGAAGATATTTGAGAGTTATGCTATCTATCACGCCTATTGTGGATTACAAAACGTAGGATCTTGCAATCAAGGATGGTATGATGTTGTTATACCAAACTACTTTGACCCAGATGACTTTACATACAAAGATGTAAAGCAAGATTACTATTTGTTTTTGGGTAGAGTATATGAGGGCAAGGGTATTCATATCGTTAATCAAATAGCAGAGAAACTACCACATATCAATATTATCGTTGCAGGACAGAATCCAGACAATATCAAGTTCCCTGACAATGTATTGTTTGCTGGTTATGCTGATACAGAAACACGCAGAGAACTAATGGCTAATGCTAAGGGTGCGTTCGTTCCCAGTCAGTATGTAGAACCATTCGGTGGTGTTCAAGTAGAACTATTGATGAGTGGCACACCTACAATCACAACAGATTGGGGAAGTTTTGTAGAGAACAACATTCACGGAGTCACAGGATATCGTTGTAGAACGTTTGAGCAGTTTATATGGGCAACAGAGAACATAGATAAGATTAAGCCAATAGATTGTAGAACTTGGGCAGAGAACTATACATTAGACAAAGTAGGTCCAATGTATGAGGAATACTTTCGTAGCATACTAAACATACAAACAGGCAATGGATGGTATGAGCCTAATCCAAATAGAACCAACTTAGATTGGCTAAAGAAAGATTATCCTAAATAAAGCATAAATACACTATGGAAACGACAGAAATCAAAGTAAAGAAACCAAGAGGCAAGGGCGGTGCTCGTCCAGGTGCGGGAAGACCTAAGGGTGGCACAAATCAAGTGTCAGTAAATGGACTATTAGCCGCATTAGAAAGAAAAACTAAAGGTGTTGGTTATGAAACACTATTGATGGAAGACTTCATCAATGCACGAAATAACAATGACCAGCAACTTGTTATCAAGTATCACAATCTAATATTGAATAAGTTGATGACACACATCAGCAAGATTGAGATTACCGATAGTCAGGACAGTATTGATATGAAGCAAAAAGCCTTTACAGATGCATTGGCTAAACTCGCTGGAATAAAAAAAGAATAAATAATAATATGAAAAACGGATTATACGCAAATATTCACGCCAAGAGAGAACGCATTAAAGCTGGCTCTAATGAGAAGATGCGAAAGCCGGGCGCTAAAGGTGCGCCGACAGCGAGTGCGTTTAAGCAAAGTGCAAAAACAGCAAAGAAAACAAAAGGAAACTCTAAATGAAACATAATGGTAAAACACAATCCGATACAAACTTAAACTTTGACGGTATGGAGCGTATGTCTCCTAGTCGTGTAAGCAAAGATTACTGTAGCAACCAATACTCTGGTGTGCAGAATCCTAACAAGTTAATCAACAAAGGTCGTGGACCAACAGTAGGTAATAAGAGCGATGATGACCGCACATACCCAGATGCTGCCGTAGTTCCTAAACTACCAGCACAAGGTTCAGTGCGTGATAACATCAATCGTGGTCCTCAAGTTCGTTACAGTGGTGGCGGTCGTTTCCCTGAAACACGCACTTGGAATCCAAGCGCAGGTCAGAACTACAAAGGTGATCCAGACAAGATTAATGTAGGTCGTGGTCCAACGAAAGGTAATCAAATATGATACTCAATGGTGGCTTCTTCAATCAAAATGGTAATACTTACAATGTAGCATACTCAAATGTTTCAGCAACAATTACTATTCCAGTATCACACGAAGTGTTTGATAACTTGCGTATTACTAACACAAGTGGTAACACCGTGTTTATGAATGTATCAGCAACTAATCCAGGTAATATTGCGGCTCCAACAGCAGGCGCAAATGGATCAAGTAATGTGTTTAGTGTGCCAACAGGTCAATCAACATTTATAAACTCAGGCATCAACCAACCAGGTAATGTCTTTATCAGCACAATCAGTATTGCTGGTTCAGGCAGTGTATTTTTAGAAACAGGATCATTTATATGATGAACACAAAAAACCCCCAAGCAAAAGCAATCAATCAAAAGCGTGGACCTACAATGGGCAATGAAGGCACAAGTAGCAAGCGTAATGATTTTATGAAAGCAAAATCTACAAGTAGTGGTGAGAAATCACAACTTGCAGATATGGTAATGTCAGCACTTGAAACACGCGGTCGTGGAATGAAACCATTCATTGACCCTACAGTTGAAGGCTTACACGCTAATACTAATGTTGGACCTAAAAAGAATTCAACAGCAGATGGTGCAAAATTACCAAGCAAATACAAAAAGCCTACAACTAAGGGCTGATTGTAGTAAATACACTTGAGTAGCATAGGGCTACTCAAGTTTCGTATAGTTAATTAAGGAAAAGAAATGACGACAGAAAACAATCCTTGGGATGATGGAACAACTTCATCAGCAGAACCCACAACAACCCCCACAAAAAAGAAAACAGTAACTAAAACTGTAGAAGTAAAGCCAGTAGAACCTACTGGCACAGAGTTTGACTTAGAAGGTCTAATGACTGACTTCCCTACAGCCAAAGAACTTGAGCGTTTTGTGTTTGACCAAACCGGTGTTGTATTAAACTTAAAAGGTCGTGCTAACAAACTCAAATATCAAACAGCAATGGATGTATTGAATGGTATTCAAGTTGATCCAGCATACTTAGGTAGTGATAATCCATATGTAGATAAAATTGATATGGTTCCTGTAGAAGATTTGAAAACACCCCCAGTGCGTGATATCAATCTACCCGACAGAGAACAATTACAAAACTTATTCTTTAGTCCATTAGTTCCACATCCAAATGAAGATTCACGTGCTCGTGGTAAGAAATGCCATTGTATGTTTAGAAAATACAAGACTGGTGCTATCAGTTATGAAATCTTAGGACCATTAGAACAATATGCTGTAGGTGAAAAGATTGATAAGTTTGGTCGCACTCGCCCAGAAATATACAAATGGATTGATCCACGCACAGGAGAACAAATGGTTCAGCGTGAAGATGGAACACTTACACCAATCGGTCGTAGATTGCGTAGTATGATGAAAGCAATGCGTGTTAATAAATCAAGTCAATGGGATGTATGGATTGACCGTGAGTTTGGAACACTAAACCAAGATGCTATTAGCAATCCGTGGGATCTTTCTAAGGCTATATGATGGAAAACGCAAGAGACACAGAGATTCGTAAAGCACAAGAAGAAACAAAGGTAAGAGAAACTCTTATCTTACAAAAGATTAACGCAAGTCATCGTCTTGCTTTTGCTGAAAAGTTTCCTGGTCAACTTGAACATATCTTACGCTTACTAACTGAAAGATTACATCTTGGGTTAGATAAGCGTGATGGTGTAGTCGTTACAGATTCATCTACTTGGAAACTAAGTGCTGGTGAAATCTGTGACTTAGCAGACGCATTACAAAAGATACATCAAGTCCGTGAAAACTTAAGGCCCGACTAATGTTAGGTGAAGATGTTCTAATGGCGAGAGCATTGCGTTATAGTGTGGATAAACATAATCTCACTATAGACAGCCTCAAAACTATACCAGGACCACTCAAAAGTAGTTTAATGGATCTCAGCATTAGTATTGCTGACGATATGAAATACAACCAACTAAAGTATTTTAGACCATTCAAGCATCAACTTGAGTTCTTCAAAACTGGCATACACGAACGTAGAGGTATTCTTGCAGCCAATCGTATTGGTAAAACAGTATCTACTTGTTTTGAGACAGCAATGCATCTCACTGGATTATATCCTGAATGGTGGGAAGGTCATCGCTATGAAGGACCTATCACAGCAATGGTTGCTGGTGAGGGTTGGAGCCAAGTTGCTCTTGTATTACAAAATGAATTGTTAGGAACACAGGATGTCAAAATCACTGAAAATCTTGGATCTGGTGCTATACCACGTGAGTGTATTATTACTACTACAATGCGTAATGACGGCGCCAATAATATTGGGTGTGAAATTAAGCATAAGTCTGGTGGTAATAGTTATTTGCTATTTGCCAATTATACGCAAGAGGTTAGACAACTACAGGGTTTCAAACTTAACTTAGCCGTATTTGACGAACAGCCCCCAGATGATTTCTTTAGTGAGATTGTAACACGAACCGCAACTACACAAGGTAAGGTCCTTTGTTCCTTTACACCCTTAAAAGGATTGAATGGATTGGTTAGCAAGTTCTGGAACAAAGAAGAAGGTTATAACTACATTCGTGTCGCTTGGGATGATTGTCCAGAATACGATCCTTGGGGTCATCCATTTCTATTAAAAGAAACTCGCAGACAACTTGAACGAGATTACTTACCACACGAACGTGAAGCACGTATGGCAGGTAAGCCTGTTATGGGTAAAGGTGCTGTATTCCAAATCAGTAACTGGCCTACATATAAGACGGGTGAAATTGATTTTACACGATTGCCTAACATACATAGAGTTATTGCACTTGACTTAGGCTTAGTCAATGATAAAACAGTTATATCACTAATGTATTGGGAACCATATGAGCGAACCGCTTATTTACATAAACAGATTATTGTGCAGGGTATTGAAGAAGCAGTCCCCACTCAGTATATCAATCATCTCCTTCGTCCTGAAGTGTTTGGCACTCCTATTGTTTTACCTGCTGACGCAAATACTTCTGGCAGATACACTATGAGCGCAAGTTCTATAAGAGAACTATTTGAGAGTTATGAACTTAATGTTTATGAGAAAGCCATTATGAATCCACCTGATAGTGAAGGTCGCACAACTAATCACAAGAGTTATGGTATCAATCAAATGCGTCAAATGTTAGAAGTGGGAAGTTTAATGGTCAATGAAAATTGCACTAACTTTTTAAGTGAAGCACAAAACTATTATGTAGATACACAGGGTCGTTTCAGTGACCCAGATGACTGTATTGATAGTGCGAGATATGCTATACTTGCTTGTCTCAATGGTATCGCTGAGCCGTGGGACAATCGTAGCCCACAACAAAGAATGATGGCACAACGAGACAGATATGTCAAGTATGACGATAGCAATAAACCTGCTTGGAAGAAAGCATATTCAGCAACATAAGGAATAGAAATGACTTGGAATATAATAAATGGAAATAACACAGAGGTATTAAAACAATACCCAGACAATAGTTTTGATGCGGTCGTCACAGACCCACCATATGGTATCTCATTCTTAGGTAAAGACTGGGATAGTAAAAAAGCAACAGAAACTACATCAAAACTAACAGCACTACATAACTTACCATCAGGTATGAAACATACAAGTTTAGCAAATGACTTAGAGTTTCAAAAATGGATGAGTGAAGTATTCAGTGAATGTATTAGGGTATTAAAGCCAGGTGGTCATCTACTTGCGTTCAGCGCGGCAAGAACATATCACCATATGGCAATGGCAGCACAGTTTGCAGGCTTTGAGATTAGAGACCAGATTATGTGGATCTATGGTAGTGGCTTTCCTAAATCACAAGATGTTGGGAGACAGATACATAAAAAGGCTAATGGTAAGCCAGACAAACAACGATTTGATCCTGCTATTATGATTAAAGAAGATGGTAAGTATCGTCATCCAGAAACAAATAAACTATACAATATATTACCTGATATCAATGGTGATAATCTAAAAGTAAGCCACGAAGGCACAAAGTATAGCGTCATCTTTGAGGAAGTTATAGAAGTAGATAGTGATTGGAGTGGTTGGGGCACACAACTAAAACCAGCACACGAACCAATCGTTATGGCACGAAAGCCTGTTATTGGTAGTATTAGAGAGAATGTATTAGAACACGGCACTGGCGCAATCAATATTGATGCTACAAGAGTTGGTGACGACATAATGCCTATAGGTGCACACGAACAAACAAAAAATCTATTTGACCCTAATAAAAAAAGCGCATATTCCGAAAAGACAAACATAGGTCGCTTCCCAGCAAATGTTATACACGATGGTAGTGATGAAGTGGTTAGTTTATTCCCACATTCTACAAGTGGTGCAAGAAAATCAACACATAAAATAAAAGGATTAGATACTGGCGAACAACGAGCAGTATTTGGTGATGATGCTATTAGTGGCAAATACAATGTTCAGCCATTTACAGACGCACAAGCAGATGAAGGTTCAGCAGCCAGATTTTTCTATTGTCCTAAGGTCAGTCGCAAAGAACGACATATTGGATTTGATCCTAATAGTCAAGGTGTTATTATAGATAGTGAAGTATTTGGTAAAACACCTGTATGTTTAGATTGCGGTAAAACTCGCAATGGATCTACAAAACACGATGGATGCGATCCAGAAAATATTGGATTCCAAGAGCGCAGAACAGAGCGTAGTAGTGATGTAGGAAACAATCATCCAACAGTAAAGCCAATAGAACTAATGAAATATCTTATCAAGTTAGTCACACCACCTAATGGTCATATATTAGATCCGTTTAATGGCAGTGGCTCAACAGGATGTGCGGCAGTAGAACTTGGCTTTGACTATACTGGCATAGAACTTGACCCAAACTATGTTGAGATAGCAACTAAACGCATTAGTCATTGGGAGCAAGAGTGTAAGCCCAAGACTACATACAATAATCTATTTGAGGAAATAATATGAATAGTAAGTTTTTAGCAACAGTGGGAGATAATCTCCCTACAATAATGTGTGAAACACACGCAAAGATGTTTGAGAAAATAATGATGATAGCAGAAGTGCCACATACAATCTATGAAATGGAAGATGAGGACTCACTTGATTTAGAATGTCAGGCCTGTAATCTTAAAGATACAGTAGATGAACTAACTCGTCCTAAGATTATCTTGCCAGGAGACTACCATTGAGCAAGGGCAGTAATCGCAGACAAGAGGATGTTAAAAAGGTTAGAGATAACTGGGATATTATCTTTGGCAAAAAAGAAGAACCTGTGAAAGAAACCGCTAAGGACACAGAGGAAAAGCCTAAGACTAAATAGTAGATACTAAAGGTAAAAGCCCCATTATGTTAGATATCAAAAATATCCCAATTGAAAACATCAATC